AGACTCTAACTCGATGGTTTTATAACCGGAATTAATCGGTGCAAGATATGCGCTGGGACCGTCTATTACTAATTTTTTGATTACCGCTGTATTACCGATATTTGCTAACACAATTTGGCCCGACCGCGGTATCAGGTCAGGGTCAAATATCACAATAGCTCCCTCCGGGATGAGACCAGCCATTGAGTCATTATCCATTTCTACAGAGAACGCATGGGGGGATACGTCGTCAGTAACGGTTGTCCATTCAGAAAATTCATTTGTTTGGTTCATGAGATTTCTCCAGTCCCCCGCCTGCGACAGCGAGACTAGAGGTATTTTCTGCATGGGCCTTTGATCTATCTCAGATGAGTTACCCCTTTGTGAGTAACTGCCGCCATTTATTAACCAAGTTTCTGTGACGTTTAAAAGTTTCGCTAATTTGGGAATGTGTGTTGCTGAAGGGTTATTGCCGCCATTCACCCACTGGCTAACCGTGCTCTTTGATGCCCCGGTTCCGGCTACGATGTCTCTACTGCGCAGGTTCAGTTCACGCATTTTGCTGGCAATGCGATCACTGATTGTCTGATTACCATACTGTTTCATGTTCGTCCGTTTTTCTAAACTTCAAGTGTTGAAATTATTGACCAAACGGGATTCGTTAACGTAGACTGAATTTGTTCGCTTTTACGGATGATAGGGTTATGAAAAAAAATATTGTTTTGGACTATTACGGCGGAGTAACCGCTACGGCTCGGTTTCTGAATATCTCTAAATCAAGCGTGAGCGTGTGGCCTGACCCCATCCCCTGGAAGTTTGCAATGTTGCTTTCGAAATTAACTAACAACGAACTCATGTTCGAAACGAGTGATTATCCAGAATTAATCCCCCTTTTCGAACCACAGAAGAGGGTTCGGAAACGTGGGTAACGAGCCGAAATGGAAAGTTGAAAGGCAACCTTCGTGGTTGGTGAAGGCAGTCCGCAAAACTATTGCAGGACTGGCTGGTGGATATAGTGAAGCTGCTGAAATTCTCGATGTAACTGAGGACGCAATTCATAACCGGTTGCGCTCAGGCGGTGATCAGATATTCCCGTTCGGCTGGTCAATGCTGTTACAGCGCGCCAGTGGCAATCACGACGTAGCGAACGTGGTTGCGAAAGAGTCTGGAGGGGTGTTTGTGCCGTTGCCTGATGTTGAGCTGGTGGATTACGGCGATATCAATCAGCGGCTATTAGAAGCCATTGAGCAGATCACCCGTTATTCACAGCAGGTCAGGGCAGCTATTGAGGATGGATTGGTTGAACCGCACGAGCGCGAAGTGATTGACGAGGAACTGCACCGTGCCATTACGAAATTACAGGAGCATACAACGCTGGTTTACAAAGTTTTCTGTGCTTCAGAAAAGTGAAAGCGCCGGGTTGCAGCCCAGCGCCTTCGGCGACTACATCAATTTGTGTGGAGAAATAATCGCGTGAACAATTTAAACAGATCCCGAAACTATCCGCAATTCCGCTGCCTGCCCATGACTGGCGGGCGCAGTCAGCAGCCATTCCGTTATGCGCTCAATTTACCTGATGGCCATCACGCAGTTAACCACAGTTTCGTCGAGTGGGCTGTGGGGGACCACATTCAGAAATTAAGCAAATCAGGGGGCTAAATGCCCCAGCAGACAAACGAAATTATTCAGCCGTGGGTTGCGCGCTATGCCGACCCACGCGGTGTGATTGTTGAAACCATTGGCGTTGATGTAGCGAATAACAGGGTGCTGTTCAAGCGTCCAGGCTATCCGCACGTCTGCGTCCAGCCCCGCAACCTGTGGGGTCAGAAGTTCAGGAGAGTTGGATGAGCGTGAAATTGTCTGCATACGTCTGGGACGGTTGCGCGGCGTCAGGCATGAAAATCACCAGCGTGGCCATCATGGCGCGCCTGGCTGATTTCTCAAGTGATGAGGGAGTTTGCTGGCCGTCAATTGCTACAATCGCCCGCCAGATTGGGGCTGGTCCCAGCACTGTACGCACCTCAATACGCAAGCTGGAGGCTGATGGCTGGCTGAACAGTACGTCACGGCGTAAGGGCAACCGCAACACCTCGAATATGTATCAGCTAAACGTCAGGAAACTGCGCGAAGCCGCTGCTGTTCACCAGCCAGAATCTGATGCGTCAGAATCTGACACATCAAAATGTGACACGTCAAAATCTGATGCACCAAATTTTGATGCGTCAAATTTTCACCCGTCAAAATCCGGCCAGAAAACGGGTTTTCACCCCCCAGAATCTGGCGACGATCCGTCAGTAAGATCAAAACATGATCCATTAGATAAAAACCTCTCTTGTCCGGACGCTTCGCGACCAGACGACTCGCCTGTGGATAACCCCGATCAATTCCTGGCTCGCTTTCCCGACGCGGTGGTTTACAGCGAGAAGAAACGCCTGTGGGGCAGCCATGAGGACTTGAAGTGCGCGGAATGGATATGGGGGCAGATCACACAACTCTTCGAGAAGGCGGCAGAGGCTGACGGCGAACTGGCAAGGCCCAAAGAGCCGAACTGGGCTGCGTGGGCGAATGACGTGCGCCTGATGTGCTCACAGGACCAGCGCACACACTTCCAGATTTGCAAGATGTTCAAACGCGTTCAGAGCGATCCGTTCTGGTGCCGGAACATCCTCAGCCCTGCAAAACTCCGCGAAAAATGGGATGAGCTGGTGGTAAGGCTCGGTCCGGTTCAGCGGTCAGTCACAGACATTTCACCAGTGGATTACGCCATCCCGGAAGGGTTTCGCGGTTATTAAGGGATTTCAAAAATGACTACGCTATCGAAAATTTACGACAACAAATCTAAAACTGAAACGAACATCACGACCCGCAAAACCTACCTGCTGGGTGTTGATGAACTCTATGTCGAGATTGGTTACAACATCCGGGAAATCGATCAGACCCACGTCGAGGAGTTCCGTGATGCCTACATCGCTGGTGAGCAGGTGCCTCCGCTCGCTGTACAGGTAACTGAGCAGGGCATAAAAATCATCGATGGCCACCACCGTTACTACGGGGCCAAACTGGCACAAGAGGCCGGTTATGACATCCGTCTGGAATGCAAAGATTTCGTGGGCAGTGAGGCTGACCGCATCGCGTTCATGGTCACATCCAGTCAGGGGCGAGCACTTGAACCACTGGAAAGAGCAACTGCGTATCAACGCCTGATTAATCAAGGCTGGGAACCGGCTCAGATTGCCAAAAAAGTTAAGCGATCAATTACTGACGTTGAAAACCACCTGTCGCTGCTGACGTCTGGCGATGAGTTGATCGCACTGGTTAAAAACAAAGAGGTTGCCGCCACTACCGCCGTCGCGCTGGTTCGTGAACATGGTGCGTCAGCAGGCAGAGTGGCAAAAACAGAACTGGAAAAGGTCAAAGCAGCGGGCAAGAAAAAACTGACCAAAGCCGCCGCGATGACGCAATTCAGTGCCAAACAGTCTCGCCAGCTGGTGGAACTGTTAGCCAAACACTGTCAGGCAGAACATGGTGAGAAGGATGCGAGCATCACCCTGAGGTTTGAAAATGACTTGCAGGCGGTAGAGCTGATGGACATTATTCAGGCCGCCAGTAAACATTATGATATTAAGAAGTAAATCAATGGACACTACATACCATTTACTAACGTGAACACTTATGCAGCATTTGCATGCAACAGAGAATTAAGTTAAATCTCCTTAAGTTTATGATAATTATGATTTTTTTACAATTTGATAAGCGTCGCTAAAGAATTGATTAACTTTTAAGTAATGCTTTGATAATGTAGCAGCACAGCTAAGAAAACATCAATATTTCATAAGGAAATGCATTTTGGTTAACGATACGCATGCTCCTCGTCAGACCTTGCAAGAGTTGCTCAAAGCACTTCACGACAAGTTTGGTGCCAATTTAGATAGTTCTTTCGATGATTCAACGATACCTCTTTTGAATACTATCGATCTTAACTCAAGAGTTATTAGTGAATTCAAAATTCTATTACAACAAAATAGCAGTGAAAAACATCGACTTGGTTGCGCAGAAATACTAGATGAAGTATTTAGTGATTTCGCAATATCAATGTACCTACATTCTGTTGGGCTTATTGTACCAGCGCGTATGTCTATCAGGAGAGCATTTGAACTCTCATTAGCGACTGTTTACATGTGGGATATGCCCCAAGAATTTTGGGGTTGGAGAAAATGTGATCAAGACTTAAGCTTTTCTACCATGGTTACTCATCTGAATTCATCAGGCTATAATGAATACATAGCACAAATGAAAGGCGAGTCGAAAACGGTTACTTTTTGTGATCAGGTTAAATTTCAAAAGCTCTATAGAATTTTGAGCAACACAGTGCATGGTAAAAGTGCTGATTTACCTGCATTAGCACCAGAACGATTCTCTACCATTTCTAACGGTATTTTAGAGCATCTAGAATTGATTTTGAAAACTCAAGAAGAAGTTATTAATCTTCTATTTGGTCGGTTTTATGATTTTGCAAAAGATATTTATGAAATTTTCCCTCAAATTAAAAGACATTAAATAAATGACAACATTATCCGTAACTAATCAGGTAAGTGCTGAAGATCTACTCCAGACAGCAAGATGTGAAGATTTGCTTTATGATCAGATAAAGCAAGTTTCTGTATTAGGAGATTTTGAAAGACGTATCATAGACGCCTTAAAAGGAAGCGGTGCCAATCTCCTTGAAGGGGCGCGAGGTGTTGGTAAATCTATGCTACTGCGAATGGCAGAAATTGAATTAGATAAAGCATTTGCTGCCGACAAAAAGCTAGGCGTGTATGTAAATTTTAAAACTAGCACTCTACTTGAGGGTGTGAAAGCCGATGAACGAGATGCTTTTCAAATTTGGGTAAATATTAAAATCTTAGAAGCTTTGCATGAAAAAATGCTTGCCTTGAATTTAATTGCAAAGACAGGAGTTGCTGATCCTTATCAGAGAGTGTTTGGAGTATCATCAGTTCTCGAAACTAAAGCTATGTTAGAGGAAAAAATTCATCTACTTCAAAAGCTCGCTTTTAACAGAAGTTCAAATGAAGAAATTCTTGGTCAAATTGGTGAGGACTTTTTAGCAAAAGCACAAGATACTAGTTTTTTAGTTAATATAATTAAAGATATAGCTGAGCTTTTTTCCTTAAATAAGATAATTTTCTTTTTTGATGAGGCGGCACATACTTTTATTCCAACACAACAAAATATTTTCTTTGAAATTTTCAAGCTGCTCCATGGTGGGATGGTTGCCTGTAAAGCCGCCGTTTATCCAACAGTAACTAATTATGGTCGTAATTTTGAAGTCGGACAAGATGCTATCGTTTTACCTGTGGTAAGGCTAGATCCCGGTGAAACAGGAAGAAGAGAAAATCGGCTACATTTTCGATCAATTCTTGAAAAAAGATTGCCTAAAACAAGTAGTTTAAGGAAAAAAATCTTTCCAAGAGGGGCTGAATTAGACCTTTGCATTGATCTTTCTAACGGAAACCCCAGAGCGTTATTACACATATTAAACAGCGCATTGGCTGGTAACACTGCCTTATCAGAACGTTCTGTGGGGCTGGCTGTTCAAAACTATGTTGATCAAGCATTGATACCATATCATCAGAGTCTTTCTAAAAGACTGCCTAAGTATTCAAGTCATATTCGAGTTGGCTTGGATTTGTTGAGAGGATATCTGATACCTGAAGTCAGAACAAAAAATCATAGGAAGACTAAAAGTGAATATCAATCGGTTTTTTTCACTTTGCAGCGCAATATGTCACCTAATTTAAAATTAGCTTTAGACATTTTAAGTTATTCTGGAATGGTCTCACAATTAGGCACCGTTAAGATAGCTAGTGGAACTGGTCCTCGCTACATGATCAACCTTGCTATGATGGCTACTGAAAAAGGTTTCGATACATCTAAAACATCTGATGCTATTGCACGGATAAGTCTTACCGACTATCGCGAGTTTTCATCATCTGACTCACAAATCCAGACTTATTTAGATTCATTGTTATTGCCAACTGAAACATGTTCACAATGTAGCGCACCGCTGCCACAAAATGCTAAATTCTGTAGTGAGTGTGGTAATCCGGTTGTAGAGATCTCAATTGTGAGCACTTTACTTGAAGAATCCATTGATGAATTATCTTTAAGTGAAAGATTGAAAGGAAGGATTCGCCCTAAATTTGCGACTGTAGGGTCTGTAGTTCAAGCAAAAAGAGATGAAATAATGGCAATTCCATATATTAAAGATGTTCGTTCAAGAATCATCAAGAACGCTGCGGATGAATTTATTTCTGGCTAGGACTAACTAAATAGATCTACGCTTTAGTTTCACTTACAGTAATTGGGGGGCATCTAACCGCCCCCCAATTATTTAGATTAAACATTGTAAGTCCGGTGTATTGAAATATTTTTTTAAACTTCATTTTAAAATGCATACACAATTGGAGTTTCATTGAGACGGTATTTGTATTCTTTATCAACTGGGTAGTAATTTATTAAGTCTGTTATTGATGTTCGTTAGTGCTTGCAGGCACTAGATGATGCAATTTTAGATGTTTTTTAATTTAGTAAATATTGTGTGGAGATATTTAATATATGCCGATTGATAACAAAAACCTTGAGTTTAAGTTGAAAAGGCTTGAGAGTATTTGGTTACAGGGTAAATTAAAAATGTGGGGCCGATGGTCAGCAATTAATGAATGTCCTGAAGCGCCGGACATGTTCAAGAAACTTTTGAAGAAATATGTTATTACGCAAAATGATTTAAGCAATGTTCTCAAAAAGTTGAAACGAATAGGCTGCTCAGAAGAATTGGAGTCATGGATGGAAAACATGATGCGGGAAAGCCTTCGTTCAAGCTTGATATTCTGTACAGATGACGAAGCAATAGCGATGGATAGAGTTATCGCCAGTGTCCTTATTAACGATCAACCATTGCGCCATATTATTGAGAGGCATTACTGCGACAGAGTGAGCATGCGTGACTTGGCTGTTGAGTTGAATGAGAATCACCCCGAATGGAGTTACTCTACTTGCCGACGCCGTATAAAGAAATGGCTTTCGGTTGCTGAATATATGCTGTATCAGCCAATGAATGATACATTCAAATTAAATAGTCAAAGATTTTACTTGAATAATGAGCCAGGCGCTGATTAAATAGCTGTATGCTTCGCACGATTGCATCCGCAAGCAACCCTCTTTAAGACCCGCCTCAGAGCGGGTTTTTTTATTCCTGGTTTTTACCTGTTCCTATTTGTGAAATAAATGTGATGCAAAAAATAACGATGCCCGGCGTTGATTTATTCAATGCCGATTGTTTGCGCGTGCTGAAAACCATGCCAGACGATTCAATTGACCTGATTGTTACTGATCCGCCTTATTTCAAAGTTAAACCTGACGGGTGGGATAATCAGTGGAAAGGGGATGAAGATTATTTAAGGTGGCTGGATTGCTGCCTGGCGGAGTTCTGGCGGGTGTTAAAACCTAACGGGAGCATCTATCTGTTTTCAGGGCATCGACTCGCATCTGATATTGAAATCATGATGCGTAATCGGTTTAACATCCTCAACCACATCATCTGGGCTAAGCCTGATGGACGCTGGAAGGGCTGCAACAAAGAAAGCCTGAGATCATACTTCCCCTCAACTGAACGCATATTATTTGCAGAGCATTATCAGGGGCCATACAAACCAGATGCCTACGCTCGGAAATGCGATGAGCTGAAGCGGCAGTTGCTGACACCTCTGATTGATTATTTCCGTGATGCCCGGTCAGAACTGGATGTAACAGCAGCCCAGATTGTTAATGCGACAGGCAAGAAAAACATGGTTTCGCATTGGTTCGGTGGCAGTCAGTGGCAGCTACCCAGCGAGGCTGATTACCTGAAGCTGCAGGCGCTGTTTACTGAGATAGCCATTTCGCGCCATCAATCAGGAACATTAGCCACACCGCACCACCAGCTGGTGGAATCGTATCACTCACTAAACCGTAAATATCTGGAGCTGCAGGAGGAATACAAATCCCTGCGCAGGTATTTCGGCGTCACGGTAGCGGTTCCCTATACAGACGTATGGACACATAAGCCGGTTCAGTTTTACCCCGGCAAGCACCCATGCGAAAAACCTGCCGACATGCTGGAACAGATTATCAATGCCAGCAGCAGGCCGGGTGATGTAGTTGCTGACTTCTTCATGGGGTCAGGGTCAACGATAAAGGCGGCCTTAAAGCTCGGTCGCTCTGCGATTGGTGTAGAGCTGGAAGAGGAACGTTTCCGGCAGACGGTTAGCGAACTGAATAAGCTAATCGAGTAAATCAGAATTTATTAATCATTAAGAGGGACCGCTAATGGCTGAGCCATTAAGCACCGGCGCTACTGCAACCGTAGCTGGCTGGGGCATTGTCACGTCTGCGCTGGTGGGATTCATCACCTCTGTAGATTACTCAATCGCATTCGGTGCGTTTGCCGGTTCGATGTGTTTTATCGTCACCGCCAGCGACCTGACGCGACGACAGATATTTGGTTATTTCCTGTTTGGCTATGCAGCTGGCGTATTTGGAGCCGGATTTGTAGCAGACAAAGTAGAGGACTATTTCGATTATCGGGAAAAACCACTTGATGCCCTGGCGGCTGTCGTTATTTCCGCTGCTGCGGTGCAAGGCTATTTCTGGCTGAAAAATGGTGGCGTTTCAAAACTGCCATTCGTAAAAAAATGGCTGGGGGAGAAATCATGATCAGTAGCGATTTCCTGACAGTGATTGATGTCGCCATTTGCGCGGCTATTGCGCTGCGCCTGATGGTGTTCAGCAAAACAGGGCGAACACATAAACGTGGCATTTCATGGATAGCTGCGGGTCTGATTCTGTTTTATGGCAATTTCGCATTGCTATGGCTGTTCGGACAATACCACGCCAGCGGCTGGCCGGTAGTGGTGGCAAATGGGCTGATATGCCTGGCAGTATTTGCAGCGCGGGGCAATGTTTCGCGCCTGATCCCTGATCCATCACGGAGAAAAACCGGTGAGTAAAATTATTGAAATTCTGAATTTTGAGGAGGGTTATCGCGAGATTCCCTATTGGGACACGCGCAATTTTCCGACTGTTGCCGGTGGTATCAGGATTGGTCCACAGAACGCACCGCTCAATCAGTATCAGTTTACCGTCCCGCGCCGTGCTGGGGATGTGTGGAAACAATGCCTGGTAGATGCCAAAACTGCCTCAATGAATCGACAGCCCGCTATTGTGGCCGCGCTGGCGCAGTGTAACGACGCACGTAGCGACATCCTCTACAGCATGGCCTATCAGATGGGTGTGGCAGGTCTGGCTGGTTTCATTAATACGCTGGGCATGATTTCACGTGGTGATTTTGCCGGTGCAGCTGGTGGAATGCTGAATAGCCTGTGGGCGCGTCAGACACCTGAACGCGCGCGCCGTCATGCAGAGGTAATGCGCAGCGGCACCTATGACGCCTACAAAGGTTTGATCTGATGCAAACACTATTAACCGTGCTGGCCGTCATTGCCGGTCTGGTAGTGGCCGCGTTCGGACTGGGTCGTAGCAGAGGCAAAAAAGCAGCTGAAACCACAGCATCAGCTGAGCGGGCATCTGAACAGGCTGAGGCGTCGGCAAAACACATTGAGGTTCTGAAAAATGCTGTCGATGTTCAGCAGGATATTAACAGTCTGCCTGATGTTGCTGTCTCTGAGCGGTTGCGGTTGCGGGAACGGTGGCGGCGCGAGGGCGATTGATACCGGCTGTGAGTGGGTGCGCCCCATCTATGTCAGTGACCATGATATTGACGTTATGAGCGCCCCAACACAGCGACAAATTCTGATCCACAACGAAACGTGGGAAAAAAACTGTTTTGAGCAAAAGAATTAACAGGTCCGTGCAGGCGGTTATTTCAGAGCAAATGGAAAGTGAAAGGTTAGGTCAAAGCGTAAGCGAAAAAGCTTCACTCGGATTAATCCTGGCGCTAATGTGTAACCTCTACTAATGAAAGGGAGGTTGTGATGTTGAAAGAATATTTTGAATACGAAGGTTATGATAAAGATGCTCGTCATAGAAGGCTTATTGCAGTTCAGGCTGCAATGGAGATTGTTAAGGCATCAGTATCGGCTACTTCTGCAAGCTCTTCATCATCCAGGGTCCAAAATTGCCTTGATGGTGCTGCAGAAAGTATTGATAGACTAGCAGATGCAATTCAAGCCGCAATCGAGAAGGATGAGAAGTAATGATGAAGAGAGTCGTTGCGTTTCTTCCCGGCGATGTAGTTCAGGATATTCATGTTGATCATGATTTAAAATTCGTCGAACTATTTGGAGCTAATGGGGCAAAATTCTCACTACCAATCGAAAAGTTTCTTATAGATGGGAGAGAGTTTCTCATAGCACGCTCAAGCGATTTGATCTCTGAAGAACAAATAAAGCTGGGCTTAGGTGCCAGTAAATAATTTTGACCGCCTTCGGGCGGTTTTTTATTTTTGTGCTAAAGGCTGCATTTACTGAGTTCAGCCTTTAGCACAAATACAATGAATCATCGGTTAGTGGTCTCAACATTGCGAGATTTAAACATGTCCAGCCAGCCGGAAACTCTGAATGATTGATACTCCCGATGCCACTCTCATTGGTGGCACCAATATGCTGGGCATATTAATACCCGGCGCTATTGTTATCGGCGGCCAGAGTAAAACGCCGCCTGCCACGATATTCATCCAGAACGACAGCAACAAATCGCCCACATCCCCATGGTTCGTAACGCAGGTAGATAGCACGCATTACAACATGCCGAACGCTACCGCCCCTAAAGGTTGGCAATATTTGGGCGCGTTTATTGTCAGCGGTGAAACTGGCGCTCAAATAGGGCGTGCTGATGGAGCTATCTGGACAGTATCCGACCCCAGCATTATTCAGCACATTACCACGTCTGCGGCTGGTCAGGCTGCCATGAGCATAATCACTGGTGGAATCTGTACGCTAACTGTAACGCTGCGGGGCATGGTTTCAACACTGGTGATAACCGCTGTTTGATAATCAACGGAATGAGTTAAGAGGCAAGTATGTCAGAGCTATTAACCGTAACGAGAACACCCGTCCAGATTACGGACGGCAAAAACAGCGCCCATGTGACTATTGAGGCTGGACACATTGAATATTCTGACAGCGCAGACAGCCCCGCATGGCATAGACCCGATCGTAAGGTCATTGATGTCAGCTCTCCATGGGTGGTATGGATGCGCGCAACGCGCGGACCAGAGGCAGAAATAGTCGTTACCCTGCGCGCTGAGTAAATCTTTATGGCTAATCTGAATGATCTATCGCGCCAATTGGATTCGATAAAAAAACAGATACCGTTCGCCACCGCGCAGGCAATGACCAGTGTTGTTAGGCAAATCGGTGACGCTCAAAAAACAGCCATGGGCCGCAGGCTGGATAATCCCACGCCGTTCACGGTGAATTCTGTAAGGGCTGCAGGGGCAACAAAAAACAATCTGGTGGCGCGCGTTTACGTCATGGATACCGCTGCCGCCTACCTCACCCCGTTTGAGACGGGAGGTGTGCACCACCTAAGCAGCAGTGCGCTACTTAATCCCAAAAATATACGGTTGAATAAGTACGGGAACCTTCCTCGCACGAAGATGGCTCAACTCAAGAGCAAGACCAATACATTTATTGGTGACGTTCAAGGCGTAAATGGTGTGTGGCAGCGCAAAAACTCCAAGGTCCCAAAAAACAGACGTTTGATGGCTCGCGGTGCTGACGGCGTGATGACGCAGGTTGGCTGGAAGAAGCGTAAGCGGTCCAAGAACGGATCAAGACAGCCCCGACACAAAACCCGACCACCGAAGCTGCTGCTGCGATTCGGTGAGGCCCTACCGGTTCAGCCTGTTCTGGGCTATATGGTCAGGGCAGAGAGTATGGCGAGCACTCTAATGCCAGCGGCCATGAGTGCAGCAATCAGCCAGGCGCTGAGAACAGCTAGATAATGAAATAAACTTGCGTTAAAAAGCCACAACATTATGTGGCTTGAATTTTTAACGGGGCTTAGGGTTTGGCCTTGGATTAATTGGCTTATGTCCCCCGGGCTTTGGCCCGTCATGGTATCTATGATTAAGAGTGTAAAGGTTCATTAGGTAACTTCTTCGGGCAATCCCCTGAACACCACGACCAGAATTTTTCCCACCAAGACAAGTCAGGCTGTATATCTTCAAGTCCGAGGGATATCGTAGCCCTACGCTGAGCGGCATTTTTCAAGGCGTTCCAGGGTTTAGTATCAAGAGACTGAAGTTCAACAAAACGCTTCAGCAACGTTGCATCATCTAATTCGGCTTGGAGTGAAATGAGCTGAAGGTACTTCTTGGAGTGCTCACTGGCGACACCTTCCTGCTTGCCAGGCTGATAAATAAATTGTGCTGCTGATAAGACTGCAACTGAAATGCCAAAGAGCAGTTCGTTGCTAAATGGAGCTAAGGCTGTCCCGCCCAAAACGATCAGCAAAAGAGACATCAACCTATCAATCCTACCCATCAAAGTTGAAAACATGTTTTCTAGATAGTAGGAATAATGAAGATCAAAAATCACATCGTCTCGGGACATACATCACCTATTTGGGTTTGGCAGGCGTTGGTGCCTGTACTGGTTTTTGCGGTTGAGCAGGTTTAGGCCTCAGGCTTGGCGGCATGTGGTCGCCTACTACATGGCGTTTTTCATTCATAGAATTACTCCGTTCTGATTAATTAGTTTTGGCGAATTAAAGATATCAGATGGGGAATAGCCCTGCCAGATGCTTAATCTGGCCCATATCAATAACGCCGTAGCAAAGTGTTTAATGCCAGAAAAAAATGGGTCCTTCCTGCGGTTAATTTATTGCACGGGCATTGCGCGCCGCACGGTTTTACCAGCTATAAATTTTTGATTTTGTGTCCCAATGTCCCAATGCATAGTTATGCAATTTCGCGCTAATCCCTTTTTTTCTTATAGAAAATTTCTGTCAGCTTAATTGTTTGTGTCCCAGTCAATGTCCCACTTTTTGGGAGATGCCCCATTTTATGTCCCATCCGGAGGATTTTATATGTCAGAGATGAGCATGAGCGCCTACGCTGCGCACGCTGGCGTGGACAGAAAAACTGTCACCCGGTGGGTAAAGGAGGGCAAGTACATCGTCATGGCTGGCAAGAAAGTTGACGTCGAATCCAGCGATGCCAATCTGCGCAAATACCGGGACAGGACTGATCCGCGCGTCCGTAACGCAAAATCCAAAAAAGCTGAGGAACCTACCATCGGGGGTGACGGGTTCGAATCTGCAGAGGCTATCTATGACGAACTAGTCAGCGGACGAACAGCAATCCGCCCCATTGAAGAATCCAGGGCGATGAAAGAGCACTACCTGGCTGAACTGACCCGACTGGAGCATTTGCAGAAGGAGGGCCTGCTCCTGGAAGTGGAAGTGGCTGAAGGGGTTTTGTTTGACTGTTTTCGTGCTCAGCGTGATTCCTGGCTGAACTGGCCATCGCGGGTAGCGCGTCAGAGCAACCCATTCACCGCAGAAGATGAGTGGCTTGCTGCGTGGGGGGCACTAAAAAACGTCTACAGGAAAGACGCGACGGCGGCGAAAGGCCCCGAGGTGATGTTCTCAGGTGTACCAGGGCGCAGTATCACAGCCGGAACCGTTCTGAACCGCACAGGGGGTGTGCAGTATACGCTGGATGCGGCAGTTACTATCCCTGCCGCTGGGAACGGAAGCGGAAGCGTTACCGCTGTTCTGCCTCTCACTGGAAGCGCACTCACTCCGGCAGATGGCAACGCTCAGGCAGGCACCCTGCTGGCAATAGATGGTGCTATCGAAGGCATAGTCAGCACCGCTACTGCGGCGCAGGCTATTACAGGCGGCGCTGATATGGAGTCACAGGAGGCATTCCGCAGTCGCGTCCTGCAGGCGTATCAGTCATCCGCAGAGGGCGGTAGCGAGGATGACTATAAACGGTGGGCGCTGGAGGTGCCTGGCGTAACCCGCGCATGGGTAGAGCCACGCATATTGGGAGCGGGTAGCCTCGGTGTTTACATCATGTGCGACGGGACTGACCGCACAAACCACGGTTTCCCGGAGGGTGTTGACGGTACTGCAACTAAAGAAAAGTATACCTACGGCAAAGCGCAGGGGGATCAG